TTAGTTTATGCTCAAATGCATTAGCTCAACCTTATTGTCAGTCATTTTGATCAAAGACTCAGCCAGATGCTTCCGATGGCATTGGCAGATATTCGCTTCAAAACAGGTTATAGCCACCCGATCGTGGGTCTTGATCAGATTCAGAATCTCCTCCTGCTGACTCAGGGTCTGAGGCAAAACGGTGTTTTTGTAATCTTCAAAAAGGATGTCGTAGTCACGCTGTGTGTGGAGTTCTCTCCGCTTGTCAGAGACAATCCCGACCTCGGGGATATGGATAAAACGGATCCCTACCCCATCGCAGGCCATCTGCAGTTGGGATTTATTGAAGCCATACTTCATGCTGTAGGAGTTCTTTCGCACATCGCAGAGCACCTTGACATCTGCTGCCAACAGCTTGTTAATGTATTCTTCCAAACTGAGTCCTTCATAGCCAATGGTAAAAAGGGCCTTTTTATTGGATCTCGGTTTCGTTGACGCAACAATTGACTTCTCCAGCGCATTCAAATACCTGTCCGCTACGGTGCTGTTGATGGCAAAGTATGGATAGTGCATATAGGTGAATCGGATCAGTTCCTCCGAAGAATGGCCTTGAAATTTTGTTTTCAATCTGGCGATAGCTTTTCTATCCTCCGGCTTCAGAGTTGACCAGTAGGCAGTTGGATCGGTCTTTTTCCAAGTTCTTTCTCCTTCCTCCACCTGAGCATATTTCTTCATGGTCGAAAGATCCGCATTGGCCTGAAAGGAAAAGCAACCGAACTTATAAGGAACAAAATGATAACTCTTATCCTCTTGGTAGGTGGTAAACAGCATCAGCAGCTTTTGTAGCTGAAGCTTTTCCAGCTCACCTCCAAAGGCTTCCAAAAGTGCGAGTACTATTTTTCTTCGGTAATACATCATAATCAGGTGCAAAGGTACACTTACCCAAGGCTAGGCAGAAAGTTCTTTATTCAATTCCTCGATAATCGAGACCATTTCTGTCCCAAAAAGATTCCACATTCCTCCTCTTCCTCCAAATTTGTCAAACGGTGTGTAATCCAAATCCTCCACATCGATATGGAAACTACTGGAGATATGATCTTTGATCATCCGCAGCCAATCCACTTGCTCCTCGGTAAAGCGGTTGTGCTGTCCGGCATTTTGCTGGAAGATCCATTTCTGGAAATTCTGATTGACCGTGCGGTCATACGGAGTCAGTTGGGTATCGATCCCGGTTACCTTGCGCACGAGTGATACCAAAGCAATCAGTTCGCTTTTGGGTGAGTTTTCCTTGACTTGATCGAGTTGCTGATAGGCTTCCCAGACATAGGTAGGAGCCAAAAGCGGTCGATCAAGTTTGAGTTGATCGAGCAGATCTTTGATCATTTTCAGGGTCAGTTCCCGTCTGCGATACGGCTGATCGTAGAAGATGCTCAGAGCAGTAATCTCATCCTTGTGCGTCTCGATGTATTCGGCAAACTCTTGCACGACTTGCTGTGCTTTGTCTTGGGTAAAAGTGTCCCACTCGGCCTTGAGGAGTAGATCGGTATTCACATGGTCAATGACCTGATCATGGGCTTTGCGCACTTTCTCCACGTATTCTGTCAGTTCTCCGGTGAATACTTGAGCAACGGAATTCCGAAGTCCCTCCACTTCCTGGGCAATGGTTTTGGAGATCTGATCAGGGGCCTGTCCAACCAAGTCCTGAGCAACTTTTGCCTCGATGCTTTCGATCACATCAGGATTGTAGGCATTCAGCAGGCCTTTGATGACAGTTTGCAGGCTCTTTCCTTGGGCCAGTTCGGAAAACTTCTCTTTCTCGGGTTCCGTCAGTTCTTTTTCCAATCGTAGAAGTCGGTTGGCCAAGGAGAGAAACAAATCCTCATCCTGAGCCCCCATTTTCACCGCTCCGAGTAGATCCTTCAGAGGAACAGAAGGCTTTCGCTCCAGAGGTCGGCTGTCTGTCTTTTTGGATTTTATCGCACCGATCGCATCCACGATCACAAAGTGTGTTTTGGTATGCTTGGCGGTACGGGTCACCTTTTGCAAGTCGTCAAACTTGATCGTGCGGGTACCCCGGCCTTTCATCTGCTCGAAGTAGTTAATGCTTTTCACATCCCGCATAAATAGCAGGACCTCCAAGGGCTTCACATCTGTGCCTGTGGCAATCATATCCACCGTCACGGCAATTCGTGGAGCCCAGGAATTACGAAAGCGGTTCAGTACCGACTTGGGATCTTCCTCGATCTTGTAGGTGACTTTCTTGCAAAAGTCATTTCCCTCGTTGAATTCCTCCCGGACAATTTGAATAATGTCATCCGCATGGCTGTCCGTCTTGGCGAAAATCAGGGTTTTCGGTACTTCAAATTCTCCCTTTTCATCAAATCGGTCGGGAAAAATAGTAGGCAAGGCTTCTTTGAAAGCTCGGATCACAGTCCGTATTTGATTGGGATTGACAATGTCCTTATCGAGTTGGCTAGGTTTGTATTCCAAGTCTTCCTCCAATTGCTCCCAGCGTTTACGACGGGTGAGTTTTTCACGCTTGTCCACAAACTCCTTTGCCTTGATAATGGATCCAGCTTTGGTGATTTCGGTCTCGATGGTAAAGACATCATAAGGCACATTCACCCCGTCCAGCACCGACTCTTCGTAAGTGTATTCGCTGACCACGTTTTGATTGAAAAATCCAAAGGTGCGCTTGTCAGGTGTCGCTGTTAGGCCCACCAAGAAGGCATCGTAGTAATCCAGCACCTGCTTCCAGAGGTTGTAAATCGAGCGGTGGCATTCGTCTACGATGATAAAATCAAACTGCTCGATGGGATTCTTGGGATTGTAGGCCACAGGAAGTGGTTCTTTTTTCTGCCAAGTCCAAGCTGATTCGTTTGGGTTTTCTTCCTCGGCTGATTCATCGAGTTCCTTTCCTTGAAGGATGGAATACAAGCGTTGAATCGTGGAAATACAGACTTGCGCATCCGAAGCGATGTATGCCGAACTCAATCGCTGCACATTGTACAATTCGGTGAATTTGCGGTTATCATCCGTAGGCTGAAACTTCAAAAATTCCTGCTCTGCCTGTTCGCCCAGGTTTTTGGTATCAACCAGAAACAAGACACGCTTTGCCTTGGCAAACTTGAGCAAGCGATAGATAAAAGTGCAAGCAGTAAATGTTTTTCCGGCACCCGTAGCCATTTGAATGAGGGCTTTGGGGCGATTTTCTTTGAAAGAATGTTCGAGGTTTCGGATTGCCCGGATTTGTGCTGGCCGAAGTCCGTCCTCATCCAGATGGGGAATATCCTGCACCCTTGCCCGAAGCGGCTTGGATTGGCCTTGCCACTCGGAAAATGTCTCGGGTCGATGGAACGTGAATACAGGTCTTGAACGAGGCTTGGGATCACGGTAGTCTGTAAATCGGGTCAAGGCTCCAGTACTTTCATACACAAAAGGAAGATCCCCGTGATTCAGGTATTTCAGTTTGCTTGTCGCATACTCAAAAGATTGATCCTCCACTGTTGTCAATCTTTCACCTTCTTCTTCACGCTTTGCTTCGATGATTCCTAGCGGTTTTCGATCTACAAAAAGAACATAGTCGGCAGGACCTGAAGAAGTTTGATATTCCCGAACAGCAATTCCCCTACCTGCTGCAAGATTGACTTCATTTTTGGATTGCACCACCCATCCTGCCTGAGCCAATTGATCATCGATCAAGTCTCTTGCGATTTGCTCTGGATTTTGGTTGGGTTGAGGAGTCATGAAAAAGTGATTTCAAAGGGTTCAAATTATGGATTTAATTTGGGAAAATTAAAAACTACCTCGCATTTTACCATTTGGAATTTGTAATCAAACCCAGTCTAAGAGTAATACCATCATCGTTAGGACTGGTTGGGATTTACCTACCCCCTCTGGGAATCTACCCGCCCTGCATCCCGGCCCAAGGCTAATATCTTTTACATAAAGATTTTTTTCCTTGTCCTACCTCGTGTCCTAGCCATCTTTCAATTGGTTTTTATCCCTTCCCGATACGCTACGCTTTTCGGTGCAGGCTGATTAAGTCAAGACGATCATGAAGTGGAAAGCTCAAGGCTAGAAATCCATATGAGCTTATTCCCGCTGGGATTTCCAAACCGAGAAGGTGGACACTGTCCTAAGGAAGCCGTATTGCCGCCAATGCCCACTCTGGGAGTAGTCAAATCATTGTTAGGACTAGGTGGAATTTGCAATACCACCTCACCCCAGCCCTTCCCGAAATCGCTGAGCTCATCGGGACAGGCTTCCTTGAGGAGAGGGCGATCGTCCGGTAGAAAATCCAAGATTAGTAATCCTTTAGCACTTCTCCCGGTTACTCTCGCTGGTTATCAAAAGCTTCGTTGTGCTGAGAAAGGGGATTTGAGGGGATTTCCTAGCCTTACAGTCTGGCCCTGAGCTAAATTCCTCCTTGCAGCCCAGCCTCCTGATCTGCTATGCTACTCAGGACAGACTTTCGCTAGATTAACCCTTAATGGGTTAATCCTTCAGGCTCACTCCCATTTCTTTGGCGCAAAAACCTGATATTCCACCCTAAAAAAAAAGCTGATCTTAAAAATCATTACTTTTTTCTTCCAAGAACCGAAGTGCAGGGTAGGCAAACTACCTTGCATCACTCATTTTATCTTTTCAAGACAACTTTCTTTCCATAGCAAACGGAACAGGTCTCCTGTCCCTCGTACGAGGACGGGGTAGTATAGCTGGTTGTTTTGATGTAATCACCCGAAACCGTGGAGCCTGATACCAATTCGGGTTTGGAATATACCGTGATTGGAGTCATTTTGAAGGTCTTGGTTACTTTTCCCGAACCCGCGCAAGCATAACAAGAGGTCATAAATTGATCTGAACTTTCATTGAGAACCTTGTAATCAGTTTCTGTCAATGGCAGATAAGTTCCATTACTCAATTCCACTCCCTTTTGAGTTCCGTGCAAAACCATGAATTTTTCACCCTTATAAAGAATTACTTGTCCATATTTCAGATTTGTAGCCAAGTTCATTTCAGACAGCTCCTCCAGTTTGTATTCGGGCAATGGACTTTGATTTGCCGAGGCCGCTCTTTTGGCAGCATTCAAATGTTCTGCTGCTAAAGTCTTGTTCCCCTCCCGAAAGGCCATTTTAGCCAGCTCAATATGGGCCCCGACCCGTGTATAGCTGGTTTGAGGGGTAGTTTTCACTACTTCTTCATAGTAAAATCTGGCGCTGTCAGGTTGGTTTTCCCAACGGAAATATTCAGCAAGTTCTAATAGGTAGGATGGGGACTGTTTTCCCGCAAGTCGATAGAGGCTACTGAGATTTAAGCCCTCTTGAGCCTGAAGGAATTCAGGATTACTACGAAGAAACTCCGCCAGTTTCACCAGTGCATATTGAGAGTCAGGAGCTTCCTGCCAACCTTGATAGAGCCAGTTAAAGGCCTCAGCGGGATTATTGTATTCTCGACTGGTGGAATAATAAGTAGTTCCCAACAGCGTTTTTTCAACCCCTTTGAGTTTTCCGGATTGCTCTAAGAGCATGAGTCTTTTACCTACCACCTGCTGATTACCCATAACGAAACAGCATGAGTTGGCAGTAGCACCAAGGTCCACCTCATTGGACAGATTGATATAAAAAGGTTCGGAATTTCTGGAAGAGGCTCTAAAAAGATGGGCCACAGGATAGAGAATACCGTTCATTTCTCCCCCACCATAGTCAAGACTGAGGTATTGAGGGGGAATCTGAACAGTTCCATCGATATGGATTATTCCCCAATTGAAATTTTCATCCTTAACCAAGAGGCTGGACCTTACACCATCGGGATTTTTAATTTCCCGGTAACCTTCTTTAGTGATCTTTTTGAGCTCAAAGTCATACACATAGTAGTTACCGTTTTGGATCAATATTAGAAAGGTATTGCCTCGAGATAAAAACAGTGGAGCCTTAAGGCCACTTTCTTGAGGCACTTTTTCTCCTGTCTGAACATCAAATAGCTCAAAGGTATAGTCCTCTTTGACCCCTATGATATGCTTTCCTTCGTTAAGGATTTCGACAGCTCGGAGATTTTTCATGACCGTTTTTCCTTTGGCATTCACTATTTCATAGCTACCCATGCTAAACCCACTTTTGGTTAGGTTTTGGGAAAAGCAAGGATTAGAAAAAAACAAACTAGCAGCCAAAAGGCTCCAAAAAACGATGGTGTTAACTTGTTTCATTGAACTAGGAAAAGGATGCAAGAAAATAGGGAACTGATTCCTGCCAAATCACTGAACAGGATGAGAAATAGCAGTTGAATTTATGTTTTTTGTTTGCTTAATCACTAGGCAACTGGAAGATTTTCAAATAGAAGGCTTCAAAACAATACCGTCCTCCATAAATATAGAGTTTCACCCTCCAAGCGTAGTCTTTCCTCAGCATCTCCGAAGTTCAGTTCGGGGCTGGGTGGAATTTGCCTTCCCCTCATCCTGGCCCAAGGCTAATTCCGATCATAATCGGAATCACATAAAGATTTCTTTACACCTAGACCTACCCTCGTATCCTAACCAATTTTCAATTGGCTTTTTTACCTCACTCTGTAAGCATCCGCAAAAATCCGGAGCAATTGATCAAGCGATCCCGATCGCATGGGGGTGGGTATAGGAGTTAAAAGGAAGAGGTCAGAAGGCTGAGGTACTCAGGCCTATAAATGCAACTGAAATTCCGATTCAATACTTGTAAGAACCTTGCCGATTTTCCCTAAATAATCGGGACAGGCAGTGCAAAAGTGCTTTCATTTTTTCCTTGTTGTCATCGGAAAGGGTTGTACCCCACACGCAATTCCTTATGACCCTGTAGGGGTCGACCTGTGAATACCTGTGCGCCGTGGCGTAGCCCCGGGTTGCACCCGGGGTTGAGAATCAAGGTTTTGAGTGAGGCGCTGGTGTAAGGTCTTGATTTGAAATACAATCCTTGGTACCAGCGCAATGGAAAAAAGGTATGGTCTAAGGAAGGATTGGGGTTGGGAAGTGGAGCTCAACCATTTGGAATTACAACTCCCTAAAATACTTGGGTCGAATTGCGTCCTGATAGCATTCGGGATCGACCCAGCGGGGTAATGGGAAGTAGTAAAGATCCTGCTTCTGGAGAAGCAGGACAACAGGAACATGCCTTGGTACCAGCGCAATAGAAAAAAGGCATGGCCCAAGGGAGGATTGAGGTTGGGATGTGGGGCTCTACCATTTGGAATTACAAATTCCTATATTCCTGTTTAAAACCCTTATTTAAGCTTTTTTGAGGGGTTTTTGCTTGCTTTTTAGGGGTATTTATTACACCTTTGATTACACCAAAGGACAAAGGAATATTAACCTGAAACTAAGCAAATAATTATGAAATCCTTATTCTACCTGAAAAATGCAGCTGCTAAAGCTTCTGATTCAAATTCAATCCTTCTAAGGTATTACCTCAAATCAACCAAGAAATATAAGGTAAAAGGACTTGGAATCACCTGCACAAAGGATCAATGGAATCAACAGGATCAAAAGGTTAAACGGTCTAATACTAGTCATACCCTATTCAATAGGCGATTGAATAAGATTGCTGAATTGATTGATGAACTTGAAGAAAAGAAAGGATCTGAAAATATCACATCAGAAGATATTGATTTGATTGTTGAAGCTGCAATCAAGAATGTTGAAGTAAAGGAAGTAATTAATCAATCAGAACATATTAATCAGGCCATTGAGATTAAGGTAAAAAGCTTAGTAGTTAATGGAAAATCTGAAGATATGCTATACAGATACAGAAGATTGAAGGATATAATGGGAGCTATAGAAAAGAAATATTCTATTAATATCAATATGGATTACATTGATAAGAATAATCTTCAAATGAAAGAATTAATTATTGAATATGGAAAATCATTAGGCTGGTCAGATACAAATGTTAAGAATATTCTTAATTATACCAATATGGCTATTAATAAGTATAATGAACTTAAAAACAAATCCATTAAGACTTTTAATATTAAATCATTTGAGATCAACCGAGAAGAAGAAAAAGATGCTGTATATATTACTCTAAATGAAATCAAAATTTTTTACAAATTTATTTTTGAACCAACTGAAGAACAATTAAAAGTTCAAAGGATTGATTTGGATTATTTAAAATATTACTTAGTAAGATGTTTTTCAGGTGTAAGATTACAAGATATGAATTCAGACAATTTCAATAATACTAGAATGCAAGATTTTTTTACCAAGAAATCTTTACTTCTATACACGAACAAAAGAAAGAAAACTGTAAATATTCCATTTATCGGTAATTATCTATTTGATCTATGTGAATCTTTAAGCTGGAATTTTCCAGAATTTTCAACAAGTAGTCAAGTTTCACATTTTGGAAGTAAAGAATCCGTTGCAGTCAAATATTATTATGAATCTTTAATCAAGCCTATTAGAACCATTCAGGTTAAGCGGAAAAAGAAAATTGTATATCCACCTATCACAGAATACTTAACAAGTCATACAGCCCGTAAAAGCTTTGCAATGCTAGTATATGATCTTACTAAATCAGTGCTTCAAGTATCAAAGATGCTTGGTCATTCAAGTACAGAAGTAACCCAAAGATATTTAGGGCTTCCTGATGATTTTGAAAAGTTTGAAATGATTGATTTGAAATTTTGATTAGTGATTAATTAACTATATTAAGTATTCCATATTAATTTTTTAAATCCTGCTGGTTCTACTGCTAGGATTTTTTTATTCGTAGTACCTAATTTTTTAAATAAAAATATTTTTTCCAGTATTTATAATTAAAAAAATAATATGGAAAAAAATTTCAAAATGTATGAGCAAAATGAATTTTCAATTGCTGATACCTTAACTAGGCTTTATCCTGTGAAGGATATTAAAATTAACCCTACAATCAATCCTTTTGAAAGAATTGATCTTTTCTTTACAAATCAAAAGGATATCAAATATGCTTGTGAAATCAAGTGTAGGAACAAATTAAGTCTTGGAATGATGATAGAACAAACCAAATTAATTGAATTGGTGAAGTACTGGAAACTGGGAAATAATTGTAAGTATGTCAATTACATTGAATCAAATGATCAATTGATAATCTTTGACCTAAATTCCAGATTTGAGAGGCTTGATTTAAAGGATATAGCTGATGATCCTTACAATTCAAACCTATATTCATCTATAATTTCAAAAGCTGCAACTGCTGAAGATCGGGGTGAATCGGTTAAGCTGATTAAATTGCTGTATTTCGATCCTAATGGAACCAATGACTTTGCGATTTCCAATTATAGTTCAACTTTAGCCAAAGAAGGAATTAAATTTAATTACAACGGAAAAATCATCAATGAAGACTTTATTTAATCTTGGGCTTATAGGGCTTTCCCTTCTTTGCGTACTATTGGGGTTAATGGCCTGGAACTTCTTCACCGTTTATTTCTTTGGGCTTGCTGTGATTCCATTGATAATCTTTTACGATTTCAGGAAAAGAATAAGTATCCAATAGAACCGATTAAATTTTCACTAAATGAGGATTTTTTATTTGTGGAGGTCATGGATTAAGGATTTTTCCTATATTGAAGAAAAAAGGGAAAGAAAATGGAAAATGAGTTTTTTAAGCCAATTTTAAAGGAAGGTTCCAAAGAGGTAATTGATCACTATCTTTTTCAAGATAATCGATTGACAAAAAATATTCCAGAAGGAATATATGAAGGATTAGATGATTCTATAAAAAAATTTAAGTTTTTTTCAATTGGATTTGATTCTTTACAGAAATTTAAATCAGTAATTAAGGAAGGAAAATTCTTAGAATTTAGTGATTGTTCTTTTGGAGAATTTGATTTAGCAGAAATATCAAATTGTCGAATAACATTTTCAAATTCAATTAGGAAAACCTCAGGTTCTTTAACTTTTTTACATTGTAAAAATCTAGAAATTTTTATCTCAGTATCTAGTAGTTTCCCAAACTTAAATTTTTTAAATTGTATTAAAAATACACTTAGAACTTTTTATACTCCAAAAATATTATTAACAACTTATTACTCTGATTGTGAGGATTGTATAATTGACGTTAATCTATTTTCAACATTTCAATTTTCATTAGATTCACGAAAATCCACTTTTGGGAAAATTAAAGTATCAAAGTGTAAAATATCCAAATTTCAGTTTGATACTGATAGCTCTTTTAATGAACTACAATTAAACAATATTTTATCAGACACAAGTTTAAATCTTGATATTTCAAATTTTGGATGCGAATTAATACAAATATATAGTTGTAAATTTAAATATATTGAAGTACATGGTAGATATTATGGTTCCTTTGAGCCTGATGATATATTGATAGAAAATAGTTATATTAGAAAGATATCAATATTGAATTCCTCTCCCTTAAAGATAAACAATCTAAAAATTTTCTTACTTACTATCGAAGGTACTGATTCAAAAGATATCAGTATATCACAATCAATTTTTAGTAATATTACCCTTAAGAATTTTAGTATTGCTGAAAATGTAAAATTTAATTCAAATTTTGAAATTGATATGGATAAATTAAAACTTGAGAATTCAATTTTAAATGGGTTAGAGATTAACCCTTCATTTCTCCATCACTTTAGCCAATTTGAATTTAAAAATAGTAGTTTAGAAGGTATTAAAATTGTCAATTTTAATCCAATATCTCAGAATTCAATTGAACGTTCTAAAGATATGACAATTAATCAAAAAATTGATTTTACTAGAGAATTAGCTGAATTAATGGTTAAACAAGGAAATAGATACCTTGCAACGGTTTATAAAGCATTAGAGCAGGATTTTAGACTTCAATCCAATAATTTCACCACTAAATCAGATAAAATCATTCTTACTCTTAATTCTCTTTCCAACGCACACGGGACAAAGCCTGAAAAAGCATTTATTCTAATGCTTGGATTGATATTAATTCATTTTCTGGCAATGAGAGTTGAATTTGCTTGGTTTAATGAAAATCTTTTAGCTTTTGATTTTTTCTGGACTAATCTTTCTTACTATATTAAACCTATTACTTTTATTTCTGACATTAATTATAAAGAATATTCTTTTAGCAAGCCTTTTGTTGTATTGGATTTCTTTTATAAGATTTCATTTGGTTATCTTCTCTATCAGTTTATTGCAGCTTTTAGGAAGTTTAATAAATAAAAATTATTTATAGTTAGACAAAAAGGTAATTGCATCTTCTTTGTTTTTAAAAATTGCATCAATTTTATCACCAGTATTATATCTTATTATCACTTCATATTTTACAAATGGATTTATGGATTCTTTTTCCTCATAAAATTCTAAATATTTTATAGCATCTATTATTGATGAATATTCTGAAGAAATCCCATGAAGACAGAATATACTAATACTTTCAATTTCTCGCTTTATTGATTTTGCTAGTTCTTTAAAAAACGTGTTAAATTCAGCTTTGTTTTCTAACAATAATTCTTGTGCAATTTCATTTTTATGCTTAAAAGTTTCCCATTGATTAATTTTTCTTTCAAATTCTTCCAATGAAGTTTCCTCATCAAAAGAAGCATCTATTCCAAACTTTGAAAAAACTTTAATGAAACTTTGGTAAGGAATATATAGAACATTAAATCCAAGTGATCTTAATTGTGTTAATGCTCCGCTAGTAAATTCTCCTGCTAAAACAACACCTATAAATGGGGAAAATTCTTTATACTTCTCAAACAAAGGAATTATAGCCCCTTGTATTTCCTGTGCTTTATTCCTAGAATGTTTAGTGTATCTCCTCCAAGCAGTTTCAATAAATGCTACTGGTTCACCAATATTTTCTTGACTCCCATTCTTTTCTAAAACAAAATCCAAATCGTGTTTATTTGCTTTTAGATCATACCAACTTACCTTTTTTCCTTTCCTACATAGTCTATCTCCTTGCTTATCTAGGAAAAGATTGTTTTGCTTTGCAAAAGTGTTTAGATGTGGGTACAATGCGATTTCTAATAAATCCCCTAAAATTTGTCCCCATTTGTGTGAATCTGATTTTGCCATATCCTAACCATTAATCCAAAGTCTTCCTTCTTTAAGAGGGACTCGATGTTTTCTGTTTTTCCATTTAACATTTCTATCTCTAAGTTTCTCAAAGGTATAGTCTGTAAATCCTGCTGAAATAGCCAATTCTCCTAACCATATATCTACTGGAACGTAAATTCCATATGGTGCTGAATCACCTATTACAAAACACATTTTACTTCCATTCCTCATTATTCTTCTTAAAGATTGAAATACTTTTGCCATATCATAAAAATAGGCTACAATCATAAAGTGATAGTTCTTTTTTCCTCCATGACTTAACCTTTCCACTTTCAATGTTTCATATACCTCCTTTAATTCTTCCCTAATAGAGTTCAATATTGGATCATCTAGAAATTCATTAACCTCTTTTTGCATACTTGAAACGTGTTGAGTGCAAGCACGTATTAATCTTTTTCGGACCTTATCCTGTAAATCAGACCATCCTTCAATATCACCCCAAAAAGTCATTTCTAATCTCGTTGCATCCGCATAATCATAATTATTTGCATAAGGAGGAGAAGTTATCACTAAATCACCCCAATTTTCGGGAATTGATTCAATGTTTCTTGCATCTTCATTATATATATTTACAACTATATCATTGTTATAGTTTTTGCTTTGCATAATTTCCATATCTTTTGCCATTTGAATTACTTTTAATTCATATGCTTGATATGGATCTAACACCTTTCCTTTTGATTTATTAGGTTGAATATATTGCCATTGGGCTGTTCCAACTGGCGATGTTGTTCTTAATATTGATGTTATTATGAACCAAGTAAAATTTTTTATTTCTTCATTATCCTTAGATTGATTCCAAGCAAACTTCAAAGATTCAAGTTTCTCTATTGTCTCAAGTGGATAACATTTTTCTATAAGTTTAGGGTATTTTTTTTCTTTGATTTCAAGACCTTCTGCAACTTTTAAAAGTTCTAAAGCTGCATCTTTGAATTCTTTTATATTATAATTCCATTGTAATTTTGTTTTGGCTATCCTGTAAATATATGGATGTGATTCAACTCCCATTGAATTAACACCTGCAAATTCTGCTTCCAAAAGTACCGTTCCAGAACCTACAAAAGGTTCAACTATATTTATTCCATCAATTTTTTTTGATTCTAAAATTAAATCTTTTACCCATTCGGCGGAAAATCCTGCTGTGTATCTATACCATCCGTGAATCGGGATACTCATATTTCCTGAAAATGTTGATGAATAGTCCTGATTATCAGCTTCTTCTAAAGGAATTAAACTTAATTGATTTTTGTTTTTGTTTCTTGCCATTCTGCAATTTAAGTCTAAAATCCTTTTTCTAAAAAAAAAGAAAATTTTACTCCAAGTATTTATATTAAAATAATTAATATGAATACTGAAGTTTACAATTACGTTTATTCTATTGCTAATAAAATAAAAAATAAATCGGACAAAGAGGATGTTGCACAAGAAGTACTTTTAATCCTTTGCAGAAAGAATCTTGTAGAAACTGAATTAACTGAAGGTCTTAAAAATTACATTAAAGGGATTGTTTGGAATTATTCGACTACTTTATATAATCAATTCAATCAAGATACTTTTTATATTAATTCTACCTTTGATCAAATTGATTCAACTGAAGATGAAATAAATGAATCTAATTTTTCTAATGAAGTTTTAAGAAAGGTGAAAAATTATGTTTATCAGAATTATTTTATTAAAGGGAGAAATCTTAACCGTTGGAGGGTTTTTTATCTTTGGTATAGAGGTTATAATTATGATTATATTTCTAACAGGCTTAAGATAAATAGAAGAAGTTGTGTTGAATATACTTATTTGAACTTGAAGGAATTGAAACAAAATTTATTGTGTCAGTAAATTTTTTTAGGGGTACGGGATCTTATAATCTATTTATGATCGATTACCTACCGACTACTGGGAGAAAAGCTTATGCATATCCAATTTCCTTTAGGGGTGGGTAATTGACCTTTTTATAATTATTGGTATAAATACAGATTATGCCAAATATTTTTATTCCAGATGAAATCAAGGCCAAAAAAGGTACACTTAGAAAATGTAGGGTTAACAAATCTAAACCCCAATTTCAAAAGCTGGATTCAGATTCATTGAAAGTTCCGTCTCACTTGAATAGGTGGGGAAAATCCTTTTATAAAAAGATTTTTGAAATACTTGTTGAATCCGATGTACTCAGTATTTCAGATTTGGATTCATTGGAAATTTTAGCTTCAGAGTATGGAAAGTATCTGGAAGCACAAAATCACCTTAAATCTGAAGGTTATGTGATTCAGGGAATCAATAAAAATGGATCATCTTATTTGATGTCTTCACCTTGGGTAAATATTGCCAATAACGCTTTTAAGAATTATCAATCCTTAATGGGAAAATTTGGGCTTAGTCCTTCTGAAAGATCCAAGATTTCAATTAATCCCAACAAACCTGAAAATGATCCATTGCAAGAATTTTTTAATAATTGAAAACCACAATAGACTTTTTAAAAATTGATACCAAGAAATATTACTTTGATGAATATGCAGCCGACAAGGTGGTTAGATTCATTGAAACTTTTTGCACTCACGTCAAAGGCAAATTGGCTGGTTCACCTTATATCCTTCAGGACTGGGAAAGGGATTTTGTAAGGAATTTATTTGGGTGGAAAATCAAATCAACTGGTTTAAGGAAATTCAGAGAATCCTATTTACAGATTCCTAGAAAAAACAGTAAAACAACTTTATCAGCTGGAATTAGCCTTTATATGATTTTAGCTGATGGGGAAAAGGGAGGTGAAGGATTTTTTGGAGCTTCTTCAAGGGATCAAGCTAGGATTGCTTTTGAAATCATTTCAGGGATGATCCGAAACAATCAGACCTTATCGAAACACTTACAAGTTTATAGGAACTCCATTGAATTCAGTCAGGAAAATTCCTTTTTCAAAGTGGTAAGTTCTGAAGCTGGAACTTCTCACGGTGCCAATCTTTCATTTGCTTTGGTCGATGAATTTCACACCCATAGAAATTCTGAATTATACGATGTCTTCAAAACTTCGATGGGTGCCAGAGAGCAACCTTTATTGTTGACCATTTCCACGGCTGGAAGTGATAAAAATTCAGCTTGCTTTGATTTGTACGACTATTCCAGAAAAATCATTGATGGAATAATTGAAGATGAATCTTTCTTACCTGTGATTTATGAAGGAATTGATTCAAGTGACTTGGATAAGGTTCTTTCCATGGAGAACGTCAAACGGGCAAATCCAAGTTTTGGAAAATCCATTAGGGAAGATTACATCATTGATCAAATAAATAAGGCTAAACAAATGCCTTCTTACCTGAATACCTTCAAACAGTTGCATTTGAATATTTGGGTGGATAGTGCTGAATCTTGGATTTCCAATTCTGATTGGATGGCCAATTCCATTGATTACGGTGAAGAAGATTTGATTGGGCAAGAATGTTGGGCAGGTCTGGATTTGGCCAATAATCGGGACTTAAATGCCTTTATTTTAGCTTTTCCCCAATCCAACGGAAAAATCAAAACTCTTTCTTATACCTTTTTACCCCTTGAAGCTGCTGAAAAAAAGGATAATATAAGTGCTGGTAAAGCTTTTTTAGGTTGGGCAAGACAGAAGAACAATCATCTTTATTTGACGGATAAGAGATCAAGGGATGACGATTTCATTTTTGAAAAGATCAAAGAACTATCCCAAAAATTTATCATCAAGAAAACTGCTTATGATCGGTGGGGAGCTGATCAACTGGTAAGCAGGATTGAAACTGAATTGGGTTTAGAATTTACTTCATTTGGACAGGGGTATAAATCAATGTCACCTGCAATCAAAAAAATGGAATCCTTGGTAATTGAGAACAAATTACTTCATAACAACAATCCTGTATTAAAATGGTGCCTATCAAATACCAAGATTGTTAAAGATGATGCTGGAAACGTCAAAGTAAGTAAGGAAAGAAGCAAAGAAAAAATTGATGCCATAGTTGCTTTGATAATGGCGGTTGGACAATATCAACTTGATTTAGCTGAAGAAATGGCCAATCAAAGTATAAATAAAAGTCCATATGATGACAGAGGTTTTTTCTTTGTTTAAATTGATTTTTTAGTAATTATGGCTAAAAGATATAATGTTTGGATTTCAAAGTTTTGGTGATTTTTTTAATGCAATTTTTAAAAATATTGATACCAATTTTATAATAAAGTATTTGGTTCCTTTCGGAATTGTAATAGATGCAGTATTCAATTTTCTATTTCAGAATAATAATGCAATCTACTTTTTGATCACTCTTTATCTAATAGATTTTTTAACAGGTATAATCAAAGCTATTTATATCAGCTTAGAAATTAAAAGGTTCAAAAATCTGAATAAACCTATCCCTGAATCTTTTCATAGTAAGAAGCTTGTAAGTAAAAAATTTCCAAGATTTTTAATGACAATGCTTGCAGCATTATTAATTCTTACTTTGGTTAAATTTGCTGGAATCCATTCAGTAATATTTTTACCACTTTATTCTTTATCCTATTCTATATTTTTAGGACAGCAATTAATAAGTATTGCGGAAAATTTAAGCGAATTGAAATTACTTCCATTTAACATAGTAAAGAAACTGAAATCAAAACTATCAGATTTTTCCAAAGGTTAAAGAATTGATTATTTTTTAATTATTCAAAAAAAGAATGGATTTCAAATCAATTTTTAGGGTTCCTTCCATGGTAATTCCAAATGTTATTACTGTTGATGATATAGTTTCAAATAATGTTGTCAATGGAAATACGGCTTTACAGATTGCCAGTTTTTATCAGGGTATTTCAGCTATTGCCAACACCATTTCTTCAATGCCTTTGAAGATTTTCCAGAATAAAACGATTGCCAAAGATCATCCTGTTTTCTACCTGCTAAAGGAAAAACCAAATCCTTTCCAGACTGCTTTTGAATTCATTAATACAATGATTCTGATTATGCTGGTAAAGGGTAATTCCTTTGCCAAAATCATTAGAGACAATCAAGGGAATCCAAAAGAATTAAGGATTATAGTCTTTACTAGCGTTCAGGCTGTTTTTTACGGGGATAAGCTTTATTTCAAATTTGACGGGCAAAAGAACAATTTAATTGCCAATGAAGATTTGATTCACTTCAAAAATATTGGGACTGGATACCTGGGAATTGATCCTGTTACCAACTTTAAAAGAAACCTTGAAATCAACTTAAACGGGATCGATTACACCAACAATATTTACAATGGTGAAGGTGGTTCAATCAGGGGTACAATTCATTACGATAAGCCTTTGAATGATAAGCAGAGGGAATTTTTAAGGGGTGAATTAACCAACAATTTTTCAGGCAGAAAGGGAAAAAGGATTTTATTCCTAGAAGATGGAATGAAGCTGAACCCAATCCAGCTTGATCCTAGCCAAACCAAATTTTTGGAATCCAGACAATTTGAGAAAGAAGAAATTGCTTCAATGCTGAATTTACCATTATTCATTTTAAATGGTAATGCCAATGAAACTAATCAGAATATTGAATTCAATAATATTAGATTCTATCAAATGACTTTACTTCCAATCATTACTAAGATTGAATCAGAGTTCAAACATAAGCTTTTGACCAAAGATGAAATCCTAAGTGATAATTATATCAGGTTTAGTATTGAAGGAATATTAAGAGGTGATTCAAAAACTAGAGGTCAATTTTATAAAGATCTATTTTATTTAGGTGCTATCAGTCCTGAAGAAATAAGGGATCTTGAAGATATGAATCCTGAAGTAAAAGGTGAATCATTTATTCAAGCTAATCTAATTCCAAAAAATATTGTGAATAGATTTTGGGATTCAAAAGCTAGGGAAACTTACAGTAAAGCAGAATTAAATGAAAATGAATTAAACAATTTAGAATAATGGAAAAAAGATATATAAATAATAGTGAATTTAGATTTACTGAAGAAGGTGATAAAAAGTATATTGAAGGATATGCTTTAGTATTTGATTCAGAATCTAAAGATCTTGGTGGTTTTATTGAAGTAATTGATAGAAGTTCAATTAATGAATCAACTGATTTATCTGATGTAGTTGCTTTGATAAACCACGATTCAAATTTTGTACTTGCAAGAAAGAATGAAGAAGCTAATACTTTATTTCTTCAGGTAGATGAAAAGGGGTTAAAATATAGATTTGAAATTGATGAAGAAATTTCATATCAGAAGGATCTTTATAGAAATGTAATGAAAGGCAATTTATCTAAATCATCTTTTGCATTTACATTACCTAGAAATGGAAGTGGTGAAAAATGGGAAAAAAGAACTGATGGTAAGTATATCAGGACAATCAAACAATTTGCTTCTATTCAAGATGTAAGTGTTGTTACTAATCCTGCTTATCACAATACAGTAAGTTTATCAAGATCATTTGAAGAAATCAAAAAGGAATTTGAAGAATCTAAGAATGAATCAAACCTTAATGAATATATGTATAAATATATTTCATTGAATACGAAATAAATTATTGATTACTTTTTAATTATTGAAAAATAAATATTGATATAAAATTTTTTAAAATATATGAAACTATCTGTTGAATTAAGAAAAAAATTAGCTGCTATTGATGCTGAATTGAAAGGAATTTTGGATTCTGCAAAAACTGAAAATAGAAGCTTGAATGATACTGAACAAAATACCTTTAATACAAAATTTGCTGAAGCTGAAGGATTGAAGAAATCTATTGAAGATGCTGAAAAAATTGAAGCTTTTGAAGTAAGAATGGCTTCTGAAAAAGGTGTTGAAGTTCCTAATGTGATTAATACTCACAAAGAAAAATATTCTATCCTTGGCCATATTAACGCTGTAAGAAGTGGTAAAGTGGAAGGAATTTTTGCTGAAGCTCAGGCAGAAGGTGAAAAAGAACTTAGAAGTGCTGGTGTTGCTGTTAATGCCAATGCTGTTTACATCCCTACTAACTACAGAGATTTTTCAGTAGGTGGTGATTCAGGTACTAAAGGTGGTAAAATGGTTGCAACTGAAAAAGGTGGAATTATTGAATCATTGTGGGAAGGTTCACTTTTGAATAAACTTGGTGCTACTTCTTTCCTTGGTCTAACTTCTAACTTGGATCTTCCAAAAGGTGGTAAAGTTACTTCAACTTGGTTGGGTGAAAATGCTGAAAATACTGCTTCTGATCATACCATTGGACAAATTGAGTTAAGACCAAACAGACTTGCAACTAGAATGAATGTAAGTAATTTGTTAATGACTCAATCAAATGAATCTGTAGAAGCTTATTTGAGATCTGAAATCGAAAAATCAATCCAGAAGGCTTTAGATGAAAAATACATTGAATTCTTGTTGGCTTCTTCTGATGTTCAAGCGGTTGAAATGGGCTTATCTGGTGGTACTTTGACCTATGAGAAAGTTCAGGAATTTATTGAGAAGGTTGGAAAAGCTGAAGCAGATGTTGCAGCTTCTAAATTCTTGATTAATTATGATGTTCATTCAGCTTTAAAGGCACTTCCAAAAGTTGTTGGTTCTGATAAGTTTGTACTTTCTGATGGAAGATTAGACGGGTTTGAATTTGTGGTATCTAATCGAGTACCTTCTAACCTTACTAAAGCAGGAGTAAATAACCTATCTGCAATGATGTTCGGAAATTGGGCAGATGCAATTGTTGCTGGATTTGGGGCAATTGAGATACTTTTAGATCCTTATTCCAGAGGTCAATTTGGACAAACAGTTCTTCAGCTTGGATCTTACTGGGATATCAAAGATATGTATGCAGAAGGTAAAGCGGTTGCAAAAGATATTGTTGCTTAATAATAAATTTGGTTTAAATAATCAAAGGTGGTTGATTAATTTCAATCACCTTTTTTATTTGATTATTTTTTAATTATTAATATGAAAATTTACAAGATTCAAATACTTAAATCCCGTACAGGTTCAGGATATTTTACAGGTAGAATTATTGAAGTTGATGAAGAATCATTAGATAATATAAAAAAATATAATGATGTATTGATTCTGGAAGAACCTGAAGTAAAGAAAAAATCTAAGAATAAATGATAGCCAAAGTTGTTAAGAAATCAAATCAAACATTAATTAGCCTAGAAGAAGCCAAAGATCATTTGAGGATATTAAATTCTTTTGAAGATATTTATATCAATACATTACTTTCAGTTGTAACAGAATCAATTGAAAATGAATTGGAAAGGGATTTGGTAGATACAACCTATGAATTTTCAATCTTTGAAAAGATTGATCTTAATGAGTTTATCTATTTTCCAAATGCACCTATTTATAATGTTACTGATGTAAAAGTATATAGTGGTACAACTGAAGTAAATTCTAATCAGGTTGAATATTCCTTTTCTGATGAATATATTTCTTTTTCAATTTTACCTGAAACTTATACTTCAATAAAAATTACCTACAAAAAAGGAATCGAAGATTCTGATGATTTACCTGAAGGAATCAAACAGGCTGCTAAAATAATGCTAACTGATTTATATCAATTCAGAGGTACAATTATTCTAGGTAAGTCAGTTGTTAATTTAGATAAGGTTGTTCAAAGATTATTGCAGCCTTATAAGAATATTAAATTTTTATAAGATGTATATCAGGTTAGAAGATTCAAGGTATTTAATCAAGGTTAATAAATTAACCAAGACCAAAGATAAATTTGGACACGAAAAAGAATCTTATTCTTATTATGCTTCCTTTTGGGCTTCAAAGTATGAATGGCAAAACAGAGAAATATTTGAAGGAAAAAATCTAATTGATAGTAATATCTTCATCTTTAAGATCTATTATGATCCAAATATTACCACTGATGATCAAATTGAATTTGAAGAAAAAACTTTCAAGATTACTGGTATCAAGGAATTAGGATATAAAGAAGGATTAGAAATTACTTCACAGTATAAATCAAATAAGTAATGGGTAAGACTGCAATTTCATTAGATATAAAAAAACTACTTGGACAATTGAAACATTTACCTGATGATATTCAAGATAAGGTGATAAAAAGGTCAGTTAGAAAAGGTGCTAATGAAATTAAAAAAGATGCTGTATCAAATGTACCTGTAGATACTGGATTTATGAAATCAAGGGTAAAGGTTAGGCAAGCAAGAAAATCCAGTGAAGCAGGACAATTTGTATTTATTGTTAATGTAAAATCACCTGCACATCATTTGATTGAATTGGGTACAGAAGATAGAGAACCAACAAAGAAAAGGGTATTGGTATTTGAAAATAAAAATGGTGAATTGATCTATGTACAGCAAGTGAAAGGTGTAAAAGCTAATCCTTTTTTAGGAAGATCTTATGAAACAAATAAGGATAAGGTATTTGATATTTTTAGAACTGAATTAATCAGGCAATTAAATAAGTTATGACAATAGAGGAAACAATTTTTGAAGTGTTGAGTGGATCAACCGAACTACAGGAAATTTTTAATAATAATATTTTTCCCTTAACTGGTAAGAAATCAAAACTACCTGCTTTGATGTACCAAGTATATCAAACTGATACAGAACATACCAAATTAACTTCAAGCCTGAAAGACCTGTATTTATTGAAGCTTCATTTGTTTTCTGAAGATTATTCTGATGTGGTTAATTCAATTGGTATTTTAAAGGATCTTTTGGATAATAAAGAATTTACTGATCAAGATGATAATATCATTATTGATCTAATTAGGTTTGAAGGTTTTACTGATGATTTTGAAGAAAAATCAGGATTGTTTTACAGAACAATGACTTTTGCAATGCACATTTATAATTGATATACTTTTAATTACTATAAATAAAATTGACTTTTTAAAATTGATATAAATATGACAAATCAAGATTCAAATAAAATATTAATCCAGCTTAAAGAAGAATCTGTTTCAGGGACAACTTTAACAACTTTGGCTGGTCAAACTTCAGCAAGTATTGAAATCACTAAAGAAATGATTGAATATACTAGCAAAACAACTGTAGAAGGTGGAGTTCCTGTAAGAAAGTATATTCCAACAAGATCTACTTCAACAATCAGTATTGAAGCTTTATATGATCCAACTGGAACTTTAACAAGTGCTGATATATTAGAAATCTGCTATAATGGTGCAAAGGTTCAATTTGCTTTGGGTGATAATACAAATGGTAATAAAGTAATTAAAGGATTTGGATATCTTTCAGCTGGATCTAATACTTATGATATGGATAGTGTTGCAGCTGGATCATTTACACTTCAGGTTGATGGTGGACTTACTTTTGAAACAGTCAGCTAATTTTTAGACTTATTTTTTTATGGACTGTTTAAGGGGTAGAAATACCCCTTTTTTATTTGATTAAATTCTAATTATAAAAAATAAGTTATATGATCGAGTATATAGAACTAAACGAAAAACAAATTCCAGTTAGAATTAATAGAAAAGTAATTATCAAATTTGAAAAGATGTTTAAGGTTGGACTTCAGGATTTAGCCAATGTTGATACTGAAGGTTTATCTAATCTTTTATATTTTGGTGTTATTGAAGGTTATTCATTTTTAAATGAAAAGAATCCATATAAGAAATATGAAGATTTTGAAGTTGAATTGGATAGTATTTCAATTAGTGAATTCTTTGAAGTTGCTACTAAAGCAATATCAAGTTTTTTTACAAACGAGAAGAAGAAATAAAATCTTCTTCTCAAATTAATGAAACTGATGTAAATGATTCTGATATTTCTTTATCATTAGCTTTTGAAGCTGGATTAGGTTTAAATGATTTTTATAATCTAACTCCAAAGGAATTTGGAGATTTTTTAAAAGGTTATAACAATAGAAGAAAAAAAGAATATGAGTTAGCAAGATTCATAAGTTATTTTGTAATTAAACCACATTTAGAAAAAAATGCTCAATCAAAAAACCTTACTGATCTAATTCCTTTTGAATGGGAAAAGAAGGTAAATAAGATTAAAAAACTTTCTGAAGATGAATTTAAAGACCTTCAAAGAAAGTGGAATTTTTTATAATATTTTTTAAATGTCAAGATTCACAGGTCTATTAAATATTCTTATTGGTGGTAATGCAGAAAACTTTTATCAGGCAATAGGTGGTGTTCAAAAGAAGTTACAAGTTTTTCAAAAAGACTTAGACCGTATTAGTAAAGATATATCAATGAATATATCCTTACCACTATCTATAATGGGTGGTGTTGCAACTAATACATTTGCTTCATTTGAAGATTCAATGTTATTGGTTAAAGCTGCAACCAATGCAACTGAAGATGAATTTAAGAAACTAAGTGAAACGGCTAAATTACTTGGTATCAATACCAAATTTTCAGCAAGTCAGGTTGGGCAAGGGATGGCAGAACTTGCAAAAGCTGGATGGAATACAACACAAATATTATCAGGGGTTGAAGGGGTTCTTAGTCTTGCTGCTGCTTCAGGTGAAGAATTAAATACAGTTACAACAATTCTTGTTGATACACTTGCTTCTTTTGGTGATGCTTCTGATAGGGCTGCTTATTATTCCGATATACTAGCTAATACAGCTAATCTAAGTACAACTGATGTAAGAGAACTTGGGGAGGGTCTAAAATTCGTTGCTCCAGTTGCAGGGGCTTTAGGCTTCAAAATTGAAGATGTTGCTTTGGCAATGGGTTTGATGGCTTCCAATGGTATCAAAGGAAGTCAGGCAGGAACGGCACTTAGAGCCACATTATCAAGGCTGGTTAAACCTACAGCTGAGAGCCAAGAAGCCTTATCTAAGCTTGGATTTTCTGCTTTGAATACAGATGGATCAATCAAGCCATTAACCCAAATAATCGAAGAATTAAGGGGTAAATTCAAAGATTTATCACCTGCACAAAAAGCTTCAACGGCTGGAATGCTTGCAGGGCAAGAAGCAATGTCAGGTTTACTATCCTTGATGAATGCTTCTGATCAATCCTTCAATGATTTTAAATCTAATCTGGAATTATCTGAAGGATCTGCAAAAACATTTGGTGATTTACTTGAATCTGGTTTGGGTGGATCTTTGCGAAGATTAAGATCTTCCTTAGAAGGTATTATGATTACCATAGGTGAAAATCTTGCACCTTACATCAAATTAGCTACTGATTTTGTAAACGATTTTTCCAATGCATTTAATAATCTGAATCCAACTGTAATTAAAATCATTACGGGATTTGGAGTATTATTAACTGTTATACCACCTTTGATAGTGGGTATAGGTGGAATAATTAAAATAATTACTTCTTCTATTGCTTCAATCAAAGTTCTTATTCCTTTATTAAGTGGTATTTCTGCACCTGTATTAGGTATTGCAGTTGCCGTTGGTGCTGCTGTATTTTTGATCATTAAATATTGGGATGAAATTAAAGCTTATTTTACTTCAGGTGAAGGAACTGTATTTATTACTGCTATTAAGGAATTATGGGAAACAGTATTAAATAATATTAAATCTTTGATATCTGAATTTACTTCATATGGCAAAAAGGTTTGGTCAGATTATGGAAGTCAGATTACAAATATTTTTAAATCACTATTTCAGGTTGTTAAAGGATCATTTGATAATATTGTTAAAATAATTGCTTTAGGCATTAGATTTATTACAACCAATATCCAAGTTTTATTGAAGTTTATCCAAGGTGATTTTAAAGGTGGTTTTGGGCTGTTAAAAAATTACGTTGTAGATGTATTTAAAACTATTGCAGGTGTTGTAATTAATTCAGTTAAATCAATTCTTGGTGTTGCAGGATCTATTGCAGATAGTTTAGGATTTGATACTATCAGTAATGGAATTGATAAAGCTGTAAAAAAATTAGAAAGCTTTAATTCAAAGATTGAAGAAACAAAAAAATTAAATGAAGCTATTGCACAACCTTTAACCGTTACATCTGCTTCAACTGTATTGCCTGATTTAAATTTAGATACAAATAATACTAAAGGTGGTGCAAAGAAATCAATAAGAGAAACTATTGATTCAATCAAGTTCGTTAAAGAAGAATTTAACAGAACAACCGATTTAATGGGTAAGAAGATAGAAGAAATTACCACTAAAGCTTTTAATGTATCGATCAAGGCAAAGGAAGTAACCAAAAATATCCAATGGAGTTTGGGCGAGTATATGGATTACTTCTATCAGTATAACCAATCCTTATTCCTATTTGGTGAAGGGGTATTGGTATTGGGTGCTTCACTTCAAAATCAATTAATGAATCTGTTTGAAACTGGAAAATTCAGCTTCAAAGGACTTATAAAAGAAGTAGGTGGATTTATTGCCAAACTTGTTTCTGCTGTTGCAATAGCTGCAATCCTATCAACTTTGGTTGGTGCTATCTTTGGCGGTGCTTCTGCAATCGGATCTGCTTTAAGCTTTGGAAATATTGCTAAACAACTTTCAGGAGGTCTATTAAATTTTGGAGGTTCAAGGGCAATGGGTGGAAGTGTTGATATTGGAAATGCTTATAGGGTAGGTGAATTTGGGGCTGAATTATTTGTGCCAAATCAATCAGGAACTATTATATCTTCTAATGATCTTCAATCAGGTTTAAATCAATCAATCCTATTGGATGGAAAATTCAGAATAGAAGGATCTGATTTGGTTTATTTGGTAAATAAAGAGAATCAAAAAAGGGGTAGAATTTGATAAATAATTAATTATTGGTAATATAAATACTTATGTATAATACCAAATATATAATTGATTATCCAAATGTAAATAATCAAAATACCCAAATATTTATTAAGGAAGTAAATTTTACAGGTCAACCAATTGTAATTCAAAAGTTTGGTTATTCACCTTTGATATTAAAATATTACGGTGAAGGAAAAGAAAAATTTCAACCAATAAAAACAAGTGAAGCAAGAATTAATTTATTATCAGAAGTTGATTTTGAATGGTTTGAATTTGCTTCATTTGAAGAAAAACAATTTCTAATTGAAATTACATTTGATCAAATTATCTTTTGGTCTGGTTATTTGGTTGCAGATAATTATAGTGAAAATTACACCTTTCCACCTTATGAAGTTACTATTGTAGCAATTGATTATTTAACTACCTTAAAAGATATTCCATTTTTAGATGAAGGAAATTTTATCTATGAAAATAAAACTGCTTTAGAAATCATCCTTTTTATTCTGAATAAATTGGAATTAGGATTAGAAGTTTGGGATGCTACAGATGTTTATCCTTTAAGCGGTAATACAAATTTTGGTGCTTTATCACAGGTTTATATTGATTGCAAAAAGTACATCAACAATATCAGAGAAGAAAATCAAGAAGCTTTTAATTGCTTTGATGTTTTAAATGATATTCTTCTATCTTATGGTTTAACCTTATCACAAAATAAAAACCGTTGGGAAATCAAACATTTTGATTCATTTGTGAAAAGATATTACAAATATAATTCAGTTGGTACTTTCATTGAATTAGAAGAAGTTGATCAAATCAGAAATCTTGATTCAATTGATTTATTCCTTTTGGAAGGATCTGGAAATATTGAAGTTGAAGGATCTTATAAAACTGTAATTCTAAACCACGATTTAGGGAGAAAAAATATAAGTGTAAGAGGTGGTGATTTTTATCCTGATTCTTGGACTGGTATATCTGTAATGCTAAACCAACATAAGTATTTTAATTTTGTTAGTGGTGGTGGTTTATTTTTCCCTAATGGAAATAGAGCTGTTTTTTCTAAGCAAAATGATAATAAAATTTATACTACACTTCCAAATAATGAGACAATAATTAATGCTGCTAAGGATAGTTATATTTATTTTGATGTACCTTTTTCAAAGTTACCTATTCCAGATAAAACCATTGATTATCATTTGGACTTTAATTTCTTTACCCAATTAATTGCCCAATATGATTTACCACCTTTATATGATGATCCAAGCTTTGATAGGGTTATATTTGAAAACTTCTTAGAACAACAATTAAATCAACTTTTTGGAAATTTGGTATTTAACCACCTTTGGAAATTGGAAATACATAATCAAACAACCAATACAACTTGGTATTTAAGTTATAATCCTTTGTTTGATAATGGTGGTGATACTGAGAAAATTGATGATAGGTATGGTTGGACTACAACGGATACAAATGATTGGGAGGAATTCACGGGTGAAGAACTTGAAGAAACTGGAAATATTGATCCTTTATTGAATAAGAAAAAATATAGACCAAATAGACGGGCGGGAAACGCAATTACTTGGACTGATCCAACTTATGAATTTAAACAAAGAATTCAGCTTTATGAATTAACTTCAAATACAAATAAATTAATCAATAAAAATGATGAAGGATTTTTAAGGGTCTATATTTCTTCACCGTACTTTTTTCAGGTTAATGATTATCATTCAGGGGTTCCAACTGATTACAGGGTAAATTTTCAAAGAGTTAATTCCTATATCCGTTTGATGGATTTTACAAATGATAATTTCAATGTTTCAAATAATGAAACTTATATTGGTGATGCAGATAAGAATATCAGAAATCTTGCAACTATTGATGTTAGGTTAGGTGGTGGTAATTCAGTTTCTCAAAATAGTTTATTTGATGCTTCTGGAAATACCTTTACCAATTTTGTCAAAGGTTTAGAAGAAGGTGATTTTTTACAGTTCACAGCAAATAGAATAATTAATCAATATGAAAATCCTAGTGTAAGATTTAGAGGTAGAATATTTACTAAAGGTGATAAGCTTGATCTAAGTCAATTAATATATATTGAAGAAATTGATAAGTTCTTTGTGATTCACGGATTAACTTATGAAGATATAGAAAATTTTTATGATGTAGAATTAATTGAACTTGCTGGATTTAGTGGATTTGGAAATAGACAATTAAGCTGGATTAAAAGTATGGCGGTTACAATAGTGAATAATGAAGAAGGTTATTCAATTGAGATTATAGAAGAAGAAAATTAAAAAATATGGCAATAACATTAAAACAATTATATGCAGGTGGTACAGAAGGTAATTCAACCAAAATAAAAGCTAGGCTTGATTTAGGTGCTGTAAACACTATAGAGAACAATATTAAAGTATATACGATTCAATACAAATGGCCAACAAGTCCAGGAAAGTTAAGGCTTTGGATAAACAATGAATTAATTCAAGAAGTGGATTCAACGGGTGTTCAACCCTATTTTGAAAACCTTTTGATCGGTGGTGATGAAGAAAATCTGGAAGGGTATATTTATGAAATTGTAGCTTTAAAGACTGGTTTTAATTCCGTTCTGGATACTGAATTACAGGCTTATAATAATTGGCTTGCTGATAAATGGCTTCCTACAGGATCAAATTTTAATGGTTATACTGTTAATTCTACTGCTGGAACTGAACCAACGTTTACAACGGGTTCAAATAGATTTTTAGCTAAATGGCTTCATTTGGATGAATCAACTATTGTTGATGATGGATCTGGATTAGTAAATCAATGGAATGATAAAGCAGGATTTTCAGGAGTTAATAAAGTTTCTTCCTATTACAATTTCCCGACTTCCAACAAATTACCACTTGAAACAACTGGTAAAGGTGGTAAAAGGGTTGTAAGGTTTAATAGGGATAACTTCTTTAAACTTGATGTACAGAATGCAGGGGTAAATGATCCTGCTGATCCTGATTATATCACCTTCTTCATTGTGGCCAAATTTGATGATTTTGATAGGTCAGGTGGATTTTCAGAATCTCAAACCCTATTGGGTTCAATTACTGATGCTGGTGCTTTTAATACTGCTATACGGTTAAAAAAATACCCTACTGATAATTTTCTATCACTAAGAATGCAAATTGGGGGAACCTTCAGAAATGGACAATTTCCAAGGAATAAGGTTTTAGATATTACCACAATTGAAGGTGCTGAATCTGCAAATCTCAGATTGGCTTATACTAAAGATGAAACCTTTTCCACTGGTATTACCTATACTTCAGGTGTTACGATCACAGAAACAAATAAAGGTGCTGCAATTTTTAATCTAACTGGATTAGATTATGATACATATTATGTAAGAGCTGAAATTGATTCAGTACTTAATCCACATACTGCAAAATTCAAAACCTTCAGAAAATCTAATCCTGAAGGGTTCAGTTTTATTTTTGGTAGCTGTAATAACACCAATTCAAACCATATAATTTGGGATGCAATGAAGGAAAAGAATCCTGATCTATTCTTTCATTTAGGTGATTTACATTACGAAGATATTGCAACACCTGATACAGATTTATTCAGAGATGCTTATAATTCTACAGTTGAACAACCTAGGCAAAAGGATTTTTATTCTAATCAATCTAATTACTATATATGGGATGATCACGATTACGGGCCAAATAACAGTGATAAAGATTCACCAAGTAGGGCTAATGCAATTGAATTTTATTTAAGTAATATCCCATATCAAAATATAATTACTGATCCTATAACTAATGGAATATCTCAATATTATGATATTGGAAGATGTAGGTTTGTAATGACTGATTTAAGAGCAAATAGAGATGATTGGATGATTGAACCTTATACTGATCCAAATAAAACTGTATTAGGTACTGCAACAAAAAACTGGTTTAAAAATTTACTTCTGGATTATAAGAATAATAATAATCTTGATGTTCTATTTTGGATGAATCCTTTTGGTTGGACGGGTGATGAAACTGATCCTTACAGCTGGTCTTATAATGTAACTACTGAAACTTGGTCTGTATATTTGTCAGAACGTCAGGAATTAGCAAATTATATGTATTATAATAATATATCCAATGTGGTTATCTGTAATGGTGATACCCATATGATTGCAATAGATGATGGAAGAAATAATTTTTATGCAACTGATAATAGTGGTAATAGAATCAAGGCTTCCAACGTTCCTGCAAATCTTCAACATTTAATAATTGAATCTTCTCCATTTGATAGGGATGGTGATAAGCAAGGTGGATTATTTCAAATTGATGATCTTGATAATAGTGGTGGGCCTTTTCCAGTGGGTAACAACAATTTCAGCTTCATTACTGTAAATGATCTTGGAAGTAATTGGATTGAAGTTATCATTCAGCAATACGGGTATTTTCAATTTTTTGAAGGTGGTAATGAATTATATCTAATTAGAGAATTTAAAAAACAATACAGAACAAAAAGAAGTATTAATTCAATTCCACCACCACCACCATTTGTATCTTCAAATAAGGTTGGTTTTGGGGTTGTTACACTACCTGAAGAAGATCATCCTATTCAGAATAGCCTAATTCAAATAGATTCACCTATACCCCTTCTAAACACTTATAAAGGGGTGATTACAGGAAGGGTAATTAATTTTGATGTTAGTGGTGGTGGAATTGTAGCTGAATTATACAGAAGATCCGATCAAGACTATTTTGTCACTTTAGGTGCTGTTAATTCCACTACAGGTACATTTACTTTAACACCACCAAATAATCAAAGTGGTACTATTATTATCAAATTAAAAGATACTGAATTCAATTTTACATTTTTTGAATTTGTAAATGATGAAAACAATCCAAACTATCACAATAATTTATCTATTGAAAGATGGGTAACAACTGATATTGATTATTTCAGTGGTCAGGCAATTAATGTACCTGAAGGAAAAGAATTTAAATTACCTTTTTCACTTACTGAAGGTAAGGTGAAATTTAAATTGAAACGTACAACGGATAATGTTTATGTTGCTGAATCACCTTTTAAAACGGATTTGGCAAGATCATTTTTAATTGATGATAATGATCCTGAAGTAATTTCTTCACCATTTCCTTCAAGATCTTATTTATATGATATGGCTTTAGTATTGATAAGCAGTACGGGATTAAAGGATTTTAAATTTGCAGATAGGATTGTAAGTGGAATCATTGAAAGTCAGTATGCAAATGGTGCTTTTGCTTTTTCGGTAAATCATATTAATCCACGGCCTGAATTACAAGATCCTTATTTTCGTACAGGTGCAATCGGTTGGGTTGCTTATGCTTTAGGGTATTACCTGCAATACAGAAGGAATTCCCCTTTGAAATCTGAAGCTGAAAATGCTTTGGTAAAGGTGCTGGATTACATTGAATCTTTAGAATCAAATCCAATCGGACTTCCTACAGGTGGAAAAGGAAGATATTACTTAGAAGGTGGTTTAGAATTATTCGATCCTGATTATATCATTCCTTGGATAAGTACAGAACATTGTATTGATTACTTCTTTGCCTTAAAACAGGCTGGAAGGGTTCTAAATGATTCAACCTATACAGCTAAATCAAATCAGGTTAAAAACCTAATGATCAATCAATTATGGGATTCAACCAATAATAGATTTTTCCAAGGTATAAGTAATGCTGCAACCAATACTAAAGATACTGCTGATGCTTTGGATTGCAATAGTTGGGGTGCTTTGATGCTATTTTCGGCAGGTGAAACCGAAAAGGCTAATCAACTTCTTCCAAGACTTGAAAATTTTTACTATGTTGAAGATACAATTACAGGGGCAAAAGGATATAAGCCTTATTCTGATCAATGGGGATATCCTGGGGCTGCTGCAACTGTCTGGTTTGAAGGATCTTTTGGGGTTGCTTTGGCCTATTGGAGGGCGAAACAGTATGAAAAATATTCTGAAATAATGAATGATCTGAAGGAATTTGAAGAACCTGATGGATCTTACAGATATGCAGCTTTACGGGATGAAGTCTATCAGATATCAAACTATCCTTCAACCTGTTCAACTAGCTGGTATATCATTGCAGCTAGATTAAAAAATTCTGTTTGGATTTAATTTTGAAAAAATTAACTGTTTAATAATTATACCTATATGTTAGTTGAAAAAGTTGTTATTAGAAAAAGGAAGAAACTGATTTTATTAGTGGTTTCAATACTTGTGATTTTAATTAATTCAATTTATTTCATCTATAAATATTATCCAGTTGATAAGGATGTACCTGATGTAACTCAAAAAACATTTGAAAATTTTCTTGTGTCGGGTTATATTGATGAAATTACTATTATCACTAATGATCCTCTAGTATTTGTTACACTGAAACAAGAATCTAAAGAATACTTTTTTGAAAACTTTAAAGAAAAAATGATTGAGGATGGGCCACACTTTAAACTTCAGGTAACACATCAAGATTCTTTTAGGAGAAATTTGGAGGATATTCTGAATAAAATAAAAATTGATGAAAATCCAAGTGTAAAGGAAGAATATAAAATTTTTGCAAGATCTTTTTTTATAATGGAATTTTTTATTGTAGAGGTAATAATAATCACATTGATTATTTTTTTAATTTTTACACCTTCTTTTATTGCATCAAAAAAAACTTTTTTCAACCAAATATTTGCTTTAAACTTTTTCTTAGGATGGACTGGTTTAGGCTGGGTAATAGCTTTAGTTTGGAGTTTAAAAAATGAATGATTTTAAAATTCTCAATAATTACAAACACATTTATTTAAGCAAATTATGAAATCATCAATTCTAGTAACACCTACTGATTCAGTCAAAGGATTGGAAATAGAGCGATATATCGAATTTATTTCAACAAATGTTGTTGTAGGCACAAATTTATTTTCTGATGCAGGTGCTTCACTTATTGACTTTTTTGGAGGAATGTCTAATTCATATCAAGAAAAATTAGATAAGATACAAAAGGTTGGTATTGACAAATTAAAACATAAGGCACAAAATCTTGGGGCTAATGGAATAATAAGCCTCAGAACTGATTTTGATGAAATATCAGGTAAGGGAAAATCAATGTTTATGGTATCAATTTCAGGTATGGCAGTAAGATTTACCCAAAATCAAAGTATAGATTCAAAAGTTGAAATTGCTTTACCTGATGATTTGGATATTGAAATTTCAAAAATAAAAATTTCAGAAGTTATAAGAAATGGAAGTTTACCTTCAGAGGAGGAATGGACTTTTTTACTTTCAAATCCAATTCCTGAAATCATTCCAGATTTACTTAATTCCTACTTGAAACGGTTTGAACATTATTCTTCCCCAATAAATGATATTGAAAAAACTGCAAGAAATTTCTTCCCATTAATTCTTAAAAATCTTGATGAAGAATTTGTTTCAGATATCCTTTATTCAAAACTTATTGAAATAACTGATCTAAAAAAGAAGGAAAATATAATTGTTATTAAAACACTTATAGAAGAATCACAAACATTTGCGGTAAAATGGATCATCAAAATGATAGCAGATGGGAAAAAATCAAGTGCGATCCTAACGTTAAATTCAAATAAAAGAAGCTTTAAAAAATCCGATAGTGAGGAATTTAAAAAGGTTCTGAACATCCTAGATAATTTGCCAGATACAGGAAAAATTGAAATGGTCAAATCATTACTTGGAACAAAGGAGAAATATATCTGTGAATCTAATCATACTAGTGATTCAAGTTCCAAGTACTGTAATAATGTAGATTGTGGAAAGAATATTAAAGGCTTAATATCCTCAGAGATTGCAATAATTGAAGAATTCAGAATTAAGGTTAAAGCTTTAGAAAATATCTTTAATTAATTCCTGTTTCTTAGAAGTTCCAGCAATCTAATCTTCTTTTCTTCAGTACAGATACTTTGAAGTTTTCCAAATTCCAAATGGTAAAGGAATTCATCTAAGGTATTTATACCCCTTGTTTGGGCTGTTTTCTGTTGGTGGTTAAGAAAATCCAAGGATTGAAGATTAAATTCTTCCAATTCAAATTCCTTGGTAATGGATCTTGGAATAATATGATCTACAATTACGGCAGGTGAAACAATTCCAAATTGAAGTTTTAATTCATCCAAGGGGTATAAATCAATATGTTTCTTCCTTAAACTTCTCCAAGATGCTGAATAGTAGAAAGGATCTGTTTCACCTTTCCAGCCTGTTTTGATTTTCATAAACTTTAAATATAATTATCCTTAAATCAATCATATGGAAGAGCAAATAAATAAAATCAAGGAATTACCAAGTATTCTTGGTGAATTGAAGGAATTAGTATTTGAAAGAATCAGAAATCCCTTCTTAGCTTCATTTTCATTTTTTTGGATTATTATAAACTGGAAAATCCCGTTCTACTTAATTGCTTCAAATAAAGAAGTTGAAGAAAGATTTGAATTTGTGTCTTTAAATTATAGCAGTATATATTATACTCTTTTAATGCCTTTAGTTTTAGCTATTGGATATTTATATTTAAAGGATATTATTTTCAATTTCCTTGAAAAAACAACCAATAATTTTTTCATCAAAAGGAAAGAGACCGAAACAGATAAAGCTGTAGAACTTATAAAATTAGAAGTAAGAAAAGTTGATGCGCTAAATGAACTTAAGGATGCTCAGGAAAGAAATAAACTGGCGCAATCTTTAAAGGATTGTGAAAGTAAATATAATGAATTAAAAAAGACAGTTTCAAAATTAACCACGGATAAAGTCAATTCAGAAAAAATGGTTGATTCACTTAGAAAAACTATAGAATATGATTTTCAATTTGATCTTATAGATGAAAAGATTCAGCGTTTTCTTAATGAAAAAAGTGAAACTGAAATTCAAACTCTTGGAATTAAATTAAGTCAATTATTAACAGAATTTGAAATGTTTGCAAATGAGGAAATTAAAAGTATTATAAATGAACTTACCAAAGAAGAATTAGGATATTTTAGACTGAATTCAGATGGTAAATTGGTAGATGTTGAATTATTTTCTACTGGAAAATTTGCCTTAAGATATTACATTTATTCTAATAGTAATTTTATTCCATTAAAACTTAACCTTAAAAAACGAGAAAATAGAATATGAACTGGAAGGAATCAATCAAAGAAGCTTTAGGAATGCTTGAAAAATCTGATCGAGGAATTATTTTCTTAGATATGTACAATAAGGTAATTCATCCTGCTGATGCTGCATTCTATAAGCAGGAAGTTTACCCAAAGGATCTGGTAAAAACCTTGGAGGATCATTTTACATCAATGGGATTACCCCTTAAAGATCCTGAAGTAAGAAAGGATCTGATTGATCTAATCCAGAAGTACGAAGAAGCCAAATTAAGAAGGCCAAAAAAACTTTTATAA